ATCACTATAACCTCTCTCTCTTGCCATCTTAACTAATTCCAAAGCTTGCTCTGGATTTTTGTGTAGGTTCTTTAGTAAGTAGACCGGTAAACCGGTTAACTCACCATGAGGACTAAACAAACGCTTAGCAAATTCGGCGTAACCACGATAAGATTTTGTGGATTTAGGGATTGAGATTGAAATACCTAATTCTTTAATAACTTTAAGATAGTATTTATGAACTTTTTCACGATTCATTATGGAGTCGTCGCCTAATACAAGATACTTATGTTTTCGTATCCCACATTTAAACGAAGCATACTCTTTAATAAGGTGATGGCCCCCAGTGGAAACTGGCCAAGAACTTAATACACCCATAGGGTTTCCTACTTTATATTTTATGTAGTCGCCTGATTGGGTTCGAAAAGATGTTTCGGACATTATTGTATTCCAGTTCAAAGAAATCTTCAACCCATGACAGTGTTCCAGCATAGCTACCAAGATTTTTCTCGGAAACCTATCTGTGAATGCCGTCATGTCGGAACTAAATAAATTATGCCCCAAGTCGTTAATTCGCTTTGGTATAGTTTCTTGTCGAAACGTTAGATCGTTTTGCAGGTCTTTAAGAAAATACATCCAGGTTTTGTGAACCCCGGATAATGCCGCGTTAGTCCAAAAGCCGACGATTGATATTTGACGTGTTTTACACGCTCTATCACTCAAGGCTATAGTTTTAGCGTTAGCATAGTTTCCAAGTAGTGGTTCCTGTGCGTCATAATTAAGCCAAGATAAATTTGATTGACTTAGTAAATTCGTAACAGCGAAGTACTGCTTAGGATCTCTCCTAAGCGCTGTTAAATCTTCTACAGCACTTAAAGTAGCCGGGCCGTTAGGCCCTGCCTTATTACTCAAAGGTAAGTATGACGGAAGCACATCTCTTGGTAATCTTCTAAGGATTTTACTCTTAGGAATAAATTTAATTATATCTTCTACTCTTTCGCTTTTATAGCTTGGAGCATCAGTTATACTTGAATAGTCCTGTGATGGTTTACACTTGAACAGTTCAATTATTCTTATTATAGATATCGCATAACGTATCCTGTTTAGACATCGGGTTTTTGGTTTTAGCCATTTAATCTTTCTAGGAAAACTGTCCTTATCAACTGAATGAAAAGGAATGGGAGTCAAATCTTGTTTCAAAACATACTGCTGAAGGATTAGGCGGTAGGCTTTTAACAGTCTTATCGTCTCGGTTTCCCCTTTAAAAATTATATTAGCTTCAACTAAGTAAACAAACTTAGAAATGTTCCGTTCACTTGTATAACCATGTAATACGTTTATGCTTGGCATGGTGAGCTTAATTGCTTTAACCCAGTCATGTGTATTCTTGTTACTAATTGTGTTCTTCGTATATCTTTTTCGAAGGACCATAGAATCTAATTTAAAATTCCTTAGGTCGTGTACTTTTGTACGATTCTTTGTAGTTTTACTATTATTTTTT